GCAACTTTTGCTAAACTAATAGAGCGTACTGCAACTAGATTATCTCAGGTTGCTGGCGCGAGTGTCCAGTTATACTCAGAAGATCGTATAGCTGAGATGGTTCAACATAAATTTGATGTACTTTTTGACGAAGCATGGTGGGGACAGTTCATGACATTCGGAGAAACTATGACTCTGGATGGATCAACTGGTGTAGTCACAATAGATTTAACTGAAAAAATCAAACGATTTGAAGACGTTAGAGTAATATATCCAGACGATTCAAATACTCCACTATCTGCATTACCAGAAGCAACTTTAAACCCAGACACGATTACTGGCACTACTCCGGCATTCTTCAGCCAACATTCAAGTGCAACAAAAGTATTTAAAATATGGCCCATAGCTTCAACAGGTAATATTCAAGTTACATACAGAACAAAACCAGACGATTTCGTAGAATCAGACGAAGTTAACTTTGACGAACAAGCATTAATTTTAGGAGCAGCTTACGATTATGCAGAGGATGATGGAACAAATCCGGCAGCAACTGACAAGCTGCAAAATATGTTTGAAAGTCGAGTAAAGCAACTACGTAATCTACGTAATGAAACTCCAGTAACACTAGATAATGTATCTAGATTACCTAATGCTTTCACCTTTACCGAACTTGCATCTTAATGTCTACGATATTCACAGGACAAAAATACAGACAACCTAGACGTTCAGAACGATTGTTAGATGTAACGATCCGAGACTTTTCAGGTGGATGGAATGTTGTAGATAATGATCTCAATATGAAAACCAAGTTCGCTAAGATATTGAAAAACCTACAACTTGGTGAGGATGGATCAGTAGAAGTACGTCAAGGAACAAAACGTTTTGCTGATCTTGAAGGACTTACAACAGGGATTGTCGCAAGTACTTATTACAATAATCATATAGTAGTCGTTGGAGAAGATGGCGTTGTTGTAATGATTGATGATTCTGGTAATCCTCACGCATTATTTAATGATGAGTTTGCGAAGAATCTTCCCGGTGCGCCCGATGGTTGGGATGCTACACCCTTTGCATCGTTTGCCGAGTTTAATGGTGAACTTATTATATGTAATGGTATCAATAAGCCATTGATAGTAAACACTAGTATGAACTGTACATACTTAAATGATCCAGCAACAGGCAGTAATGCATATACTCCCATTGCAAAATATGTTGTAGCACACGACAGATACTTGGTAATGGGAGGTAACATTGATAATCCCGATAGATTATACATATCATCTACAGACACTTCTGGTGTATTTGTTGGAGATGCTGGACCAAACGATGCTGTAAACGTTGACTTAGGTTCTCGTGTTCCTAAAGGTTCATCAAATATTAAAGGTCTTGGACGATTTCGTGATAAGATAATGATAGCTTTTGAGAACGCAATACTTATTGGATCACTTGGAACATTCGATAGTGGTGATCATGTCCCTACATTTAATGATGTTATTGAAGAACACGGTGCATTATCTCATAGAGTTATGGCAACGATTGGTGAAGACATGATATTCTGCGATAATGTTGGAGTATCATCAACTAATAAAGCATTATATACTGGAGCAGTTCGATCAGAACGACTATCTCAGCTAATTGATCCAGAGATACATAAGAATTTGGCTAGATTTACTAACACATCTGACTTAGAAAACAGAACTTTTGCAATATATAATAGCTTATTGCAGTCATATATGCTATTTATTCCAGACGAAGGACACTCTTTACAACAAACAGAGACACGTTGCTTTGTATATAGACGAATTAAAGCTCTAAAGATTAATGCTTGGTTTGAATATACTAACTGGAATTGGACTAGCTCTTGTGTTTCTGCTCTTAAAAGGGTATTCTTCACAAAAGGTACAGATGTATTTATATTAGGTAATGAGCAAGACCCTATCTATAAAGATAGAATGGGTGTTGAGGAGATGTTCGATGATTCTACAAGTTTTACTGATTCTACTGGGTGGAACCCCGTTGCTGATGTAGCTACTTCTGGTGTTCCCATTCCTTTTGTTTGGGAACTTCCTTGGAGTGATAATCAGCAAAGATTCAATACTAAAGCTAGTAGATATATTAACCTCGATACTGATGGCAACGAGAGATTCGATGTCAAAATGTTTGTGGATAACTTATATGTGAGTCGGTCAGACCTCGGAGAGACATTCATAGACGAATCAGTTTTCGATGACGAGTTAGGATGGGACGTAGACGTACTTGATCCAACTCTTTCAATGACATTTGTTGGAGGTGACGGCCCCGGATATGGTTCGGATGAGTACGGACAATATATGGGTGGTGGTAGACCTACAAGACATGAAGGATTATATGCTTGGACAACTAAGTATAAATTGTTTAAATTAAGGTTGGAAGGTGAAGCCAAAGGACCATTGAAGTTTATATCAATAACTATGGCATACCAGCCGGGATCAATTAGGAGATAAAAATGGCAAGTGCAGTAGATACAACATTTCCTGCTGATAACGTAAAAGTTAGTAAAGCAACTATGCGAGAGCAGTTCCTTACTATATATAATGAAATAACAGCACTTCAGCAGAGAACGGGTACTGCTGGTGCTAAAGCATTCTACGGGTTTCAAGATGAAGCAGAGGTTCGCGAGGCGATCCGTAGGGTAACAACGGTAGACTTTAGAAGAATAGGTCTTCCTGCGGATATGGCCTTTGGCAATGTCTCATTAACCTCACTTTAACTAGGAGTTAAACTTATGGCTGACAAAATAGGCGTACTCGGTGAAGCAACTACAGCTTCAGCGGCAACTACAACAGTTTATACGGTTGCTTCAGGTAAGGCTGCTAAGTGTCAAATTATGTATTTGATTCAAGGCAGTACGTCTGATGCGACTACTGACTTCAAAATCTTAGTCAATGGTATAACTGTAATGGATCACTCTAACATTACTCAAAGCAATTACTTGTTCTCAAGTCCTAATGCTATGAAAGAAGGTCCATTATCAACACTTCCAACAGGTGTTGATGGTGATACGACATGCGCTCCAGCACCTCCGATTTACTATCTTTCTGCTGGTGACACTGTTACCTATACGATTGGTGGTAGTACTGGTGGTAGCTGTAATGTACAGGTGGTTGGTGTCGAAATAGACGTATAAGGAAGTGTCATGGCGAACACTACGAATTTTAATTTCGAGTTAATCAACTTTGACACAATTCCTTGGCATACTAAGGAGCATGATAATTGGCGATTAGCCGATGCTGTCTTTGCTCAATATATAGCTATTTCAGGAATCAAAGGAGTTTGGTCAAACTCTATAACGATTGCTGTTAATGATAAGTATGTCGATGCAGAATTAGGAACAATATGGACAGCGCAAGTCGCCCATACAACTGCTAGTTCTGGCACATTTGCGTCAGATAGAACAACTAATAGTTCTTACTGGACATCCTTTTCAATTGATCAGGCGTTCAGAGGAACTTGGGCAACTGGTACTGCCTATGCTGTTAATGAATTTGTAGTAAGTGGCTATAAATATGCAGTCTGTCAAACGGCTCATACATCTGGTGCAACATTTGATGGTGACAGTACATACTGGATAACACTTGTAGACGGTACATCAATTGTCACTGACGCTACAACTCAAGCTACGGCTTCAGCAACTTCGGCAACCTCAAGTGCATCATCTGCTACATCGAGTGCAACATCTGCAACGTCCTCTGCTTCTAGCGCAACTTCTGCTGCAAGTTCTGCGACATCTGCTGCTTCAGCAAAAACTGCTGCGGAAACTGCTGAAACTAATGCAGAAACCGCAGAAACAAACGCTGAAACAGCCCAAGCTGCTGCCGAATCTGCTGCTGCTGCCGTTGGAGCGAAGTTTACATTCGACAATGGTACTAGTATGGCTGATCCGGGGGCAGGAGATTTTAGGTTTAACAATGCTACGGTTGGTAGTGTTAGTGCTGTTGCTTTTGATGCTACAAGTGCTGATACTGGTAATCCTGACATATCCGATTACATAGCAACATGGGACGATAGTTCGAGTACTATAAATGGTCATCTTATATTTAAGAAATCTGGTACTCCTGCTACATTTGCCATCTTTACTGTCGGTGCTGTTACTGATAATACTGGATGGTTACAAGTAGCTGTTACTCACGTTAATAGTAATGGCTCGTGGTCGAATGGGGACAAAGCTTTTGTCCAATTTGTTCGTACTGGTGATATTGGCTCAACAGGTCCAACTGGTCCTGTCGGTGTCGGATTAGCTATAGCTTTAAGTTAGGAGAAAATAAATGGCTGATACACTTCATATGGTTAATGCTGATGTTACCACTAGTGATCCTACTGTATTAACTGCTGGTAGTGGTGAAACTCTCACTGTTATTGGTTGTCAAGTAGCAAATATGCATGCAAGTAATGCTTGTTGGCTGACTACTACAGTATATCAATCTGGTGGAGGAACTAATGCTATACTTTGTAAAGAAGTGAATATTCCAATAAACGATGCATTTAATCCAATTATGGGAAAGCTTGTGCTTGAGACAGGTGACTATATAAAAATGGATGCCGAAAATGCTTCGAGCTTGGAAGTTACCATAAGTTATCTAAAGCAGACATAGGAGAGTTTAATGAGTGGATACTTATCTGGACGAACATCTCTTACTACTGTTCAAACTGCTGACATTGCCGACAATGCAATCACATTGGCTAAGATGGCTGGTGGAACGGATGGACAAATTATTACCTATGATGCATCAGGCGACCCAAGTGCTGTTGGTCCGGGAACAGATGGTCAGGTATTAACAAGTACGGGTGCTGGCTCTCCTCCTGCATTTGAAACTTCTGGTGGTGCTGGTTCTGTTTTAGAAATCGTTCCGTTAGTTTGTGATGGTCGATCTGTCACTGTTGGTAGCGGAACATATACGGCTCAAGATGTTACAGCATCGCAAACTCCAACAACGAGTTATGCTGATTTCACAGGAAGTTCGATCACTTATACACCACCATCAGGCGCACAGGCCGTAATTTACGATTTCCATTGGGGTTATGGTTATGTCGATTCAGGCCATATGCATCATATTAAATTTTTTATTGATTCAGACGAAGTAACTAATGGTCGAAGAATGACTGAGGGGAACGGCTATAACGATCATCTCGCTAATTATCGTTGGATTATCACAATCGGTGATGGCAATGAAACGGCAACAGGAAAGCTAGCAACTTGGACATCAGGCAAAACATTAAAGCTCCAAATCCGTGCCTACAGTACGAGTTTGGAAGCTAAGTTACACGAGACAACATATTGGGATGGCACAAGCGGAACAAACCTTATGGTTCCAACACTAACGATTACAGCTATTGATTAGGAAAAATTATGTCAGATTACAAAACAATTCGCAGACCAGAATATCCATCCATACAAGATTTCCTTGAAGCTGTTC